GGTTAAAGCGGGTGTAAAGCATCGCATCTTTCGGTGTGATGGTTTTTTTGTCAACTGTCCAGCTACCGTTGTCGGTTGTTGGTACGGCCTGACGGGGTTGCAAACCGCCCGTGAAATCAATATTGCCAATGTTCAACGTTTTCTTTACGCTGTCTATTACATTGATAACGCCCTTTTTAACCGTATCCATTTCAAAAAGAACGGGTGTCCAGTATGCGCTGGCAAACTTACCAATGTACGATTTATCATTAATTTGCAAAGCCATCGTGCTTACAGTTTATTTTGTTTTCTTAATTGTTTTTTCAATTCGGCAGGTGTGGTAGGAACGAAGTTTACATCGCCTACATTCTTAGGTTCAAATGCACCTTCTTGCTTAGGGGCGTTCACGTTCAACGGTATAGCCTCTAACAAGTTTTTACACTTGTCTTTACCAATGGTAAGTGCTGTATTCAACCATTCCTTAATAACTTCCTCTTTATTTTCAATACGGCCAGTTTTGGCAATATCTACTATCATATTTTTGCAGTCTTCTTCGTTGCGTTTCTTTTCAGCTTCTTCAGCTTCTTTCTTCGCATCTTCCATCTCATTGCACATTTTATCATGTGCTTCTTTCAACGCATTATATTTATCGGTAGCTTCTTTAAGAGCATTTGCAGCCTCATTTAAAGCATCCTCATGTTTTTTCATTTCTGTTTCACGGTCAAGATTCAGAAGTCTTAAATCTTCTTTCATCTTATTAACCGCTTCAAGTATTGCGCCTTCTGATGCTTCATTATGAAGACCTAAAGCATTTGTTACTTGGTTCATTAGTTTATTATTTTTAGGTTGTATATAACTGTTTAAAATCAGATTGCCCGCTTTCCACTTCTCAATCACATTACTTACTACTCTTATGCCCTGTTGCGCTTCTTTGCTTAGTACTATTTCATCACAAAAACCCAATGAATAACATTCATCGGCTGTCATAAAGGTTGTTGCATCCATCATTTCAGATACCTTACTTTCCTCTATGCCTTTTTTAGATGACAACATCGTTACTATGCTATCTCGGAATACTTTGTATGACTGGCTATCTTCATCATCCGCCCCGTGTGGGTTGTGCATCATCAGGCTACTGTAATCAAACATGCGTCTTTTCTTGCCTGCCTGAAAAACCCATCCGCCTGTACTTGCTGCTATGCCTATACAAAGTGTGTCAACTTGTGTTATACCCCTGCTATTCAATAATTTCATAGCACCATAGATATTCCACCCGTCTATCACTACTCCGCCAACAGTATTTATAAGAACTTCTACCCTTTTCTTTCCCTGCCTTTCAAACTCGAACAACTCGTTTTGAAACTCATCCCCCATTATGCCATTATTCCCCTTATCGTCTTTCCCGATATGGGTATTTATTAGCATGTATGGTACTTCGGCATCTGGATTGGGAGAGTATTTAAACTTCACAGTATAAAATTCCGCTAAAGAATAGGGGGTAATGGTTTAGTGTGTACACCTTTTTTTAAAAAAAGTTCATACATTTGATGTATGAGAACATTTATACTATTATTTGCCGTCATTATACTTGCCTCTTGCAAGAAAGAATACAACACCACCATTGTGGTTAATCAGGCTACACAACCGCCAACGGGTATGCACTTTATTTACCATTGGGGTAATGCCACACTTAGGTGCTTTAAGAATAATTATGCGGATAGCGCAGTTGATAGTATGCAGTCCTATCAATCATATGATACCAGCTATGTGATATATAAAAATGAAAAGCTGTTTGTATGGTCTTATGATAGCTTATGGAATAGTGCTGCTGCGTATTACAATAGATGCTGGATTGGCAAAACCGCATTTGATACTACTACGGCATATTCAACTTGTGGGGCTTCACCTTCTATATGGTTTGATGATAACGGTAATCAATGGCATAAATCAAATATCTATTTGAATATAGACAATATGGCGCATTTTGATTTTTCGGCTGGTAGTCATGGCTACACAAGCCAGAACTAAGGTATTAACTGCGCATCAATAAACAGGCTGCGGAATGTTCCAAACACATAGTTCATGTCATCGGTATTAAAAAAACATTCCCTTGCGCCTACGTATGATATAACGCTTAAAAAGCATCTGGAATCTATCCCGTCAAAATCATATCCTTGTGGTCTTGTGCCATCAGCCGCTATCTTAAATTTAGGCTGCACCTTCTTTTGTGATAGGTTGCTCCAGTCGGGTTGAACACTATTATTAACGCATTCAATTATAATAGCCAATTTATATTTAGCTACTATATACGCCTGATGCTTTACGGGTAATGCCGACACGTCAGGCAGTGCCGTTGAATACCCTAAATATGCGCAGGCGGCTTCAAATGAATCTGGTCTCATAATAGTATTGAAATCTTTTTAATTTGCTCACGCAACCCTTCTGGTAGCCTGTTTAGTTTTTCTTTGATAGCGTCTGTTACAAAGCTGCTTTCACTCTCCCCCGTTTCTTGTTTGTATGCTTGTAGCATTTTTTTAACGGGAGTAGGGGGATAGCTTACAGTCTTTCTCTTTTTGTATTCTTCTTCCGTCATATTATATTGCCGTGATTAGATACATATTGATAGTTACATAGTCATTACCCGCACTATTCTTGCCCATATACTTTACCTTAAATCCATAAAGACCCCCACCACCAGCTATTGAAGTAGTCGCAGAAATCCAATCCGCATCACATCCCGAAGGTTTACTAATGGCAATAGACGAACCACCAACAAAAGCCCCCTGTGGTCTTAATTGCACCTCACAACCTACAATGGCATTAGTAAAGTCAAAGGTCAATGTATTTACTGTTGCTCGGGTACTGCTATACTCTATGTAATAACTCTTATCAAATGTTAAAGTTTCGGGCGCACCCCATGCTCTTACCACATCAACTGGTTGGATATATGCGCTTGTCCGTTTGGCATTAATTAATTGGAAATCCGCACTTGCAGAAGTACCGTTAAACGTAATGGTATTTATTTGGTGTACGCTATGCGTTGACCCATCACTAAAGGTTAACGGATCGGCAATAGTAGCAGTAAAATATGAGGTCGTTATGTGGCAATATACACCGCTTAACGCACCAACTCCAGTTATAGACGTATATGGGTTGATATATATCTCACCATTATAGTAAATTGCCCCCTCGGTTAGGTTGCTATTAATACCAGTAGTCGAATAATTACAGCCCCATAAAATATACGGGGTACTTGAACTATACGGCTGCCCAGTCAGGTTTTCAATTAAAGACTGTATGGCATTATTTCCCAATTCTTGGTATGCCTGTTGTAAATGCTGCCATGTACCTTGCGTAAAGGGTTGCTGTGATGTGTTCGTAATAAAACTGCTATCAACTTTTTTCATCTTAGTAAGATTGTATGTCGTAGTTTAAACCTATCGTATTATATAAGTCAACGAAATTCTTTATTGATTGTGGCTCACCTGCAATGGTCGCCAATAATGCCGATGGCACGTAAATAGTAAAGTTTTTAGCTGTGCTATATGCTATCGAAGCAAGCCCCACCATTCCATGTGAAACATTAGTACCCACCACACTAGACCTATCACTTGTAAGCCCCACGTAGAACGATGGCATAAAGCGGCTATTGGTCTGTATGTATATATCGGGTAGTGATGGTAATTGTCTGAATGTGCCACCAAATTGCTTATTAAGCGCATATTCAAACAGTTTCAAAGAACTGCTATATAATATTCTTTCCTGTGCGCCTATAAAACTTTGCTGTCTTAAATACCAAAAAGCACTTGCGGGTGATGGGGTGTTACCAATATTACCGCTTACTGTACTTTCATAAATGCTATATCCATACTTCACTATATCACCACTTGCATAGGTAGTGCCGATAGCCCATGCCGTTGCCGTTTTACCCTCTCTGTAATCCTTAAACCTGTCATTTATGTATTGTACTGCTGATACTAAGCCTTTCAGTAAAGACAATACAAGATTACCCCGCTTATCGGGTGGTAATTGATTGGCTCCGCTTTTAAAAGCATCAAAACTAAAAAGGCTCATTATTCAGCTATAAAGTTTAAAGTATCAGTTAGTGTGTGTCCTGTTGTTGTTTCAGCTACTATATATCCGCTTACTGTCTGCCATTGTCTTAATACCCAATCATAAGACGTTACCATTGGTGTAGCACTCGCATATGGCGTGCTATCCTGCCTTGCACTCACATTGTTGAATAGTACGTCATTAACGCCCGTTACATTGCGGATAACCTCTAATAAATCAGATAACTTAATAGTGCCACCAAAGTTTGGCTGTGCGCTTTGTGTGGCTAAGAATGCGTTTATAGCACTTATCACATCATTGTTTATTGTACCGCTATAAAGTGTGTTATACCTTACATCGGCTTGTATCATTATCTTATCACTCGGTATGCTGCTAACTACATAAGTAATTCCTGCCGTTCCTACTATATTTATGAATTGTTGCGCTGCCGCAAGTTGTAATGTGGTTAATTGGGTAGGTGTTGTTCCCGTAGCCACTTTAATATCCACTACTGCATTGGTAGCATCTTTCAATACTGCACATCGGGTAATGATGTTTAATGTCGGATCAACGGTAGCATAGTAATAAAAGAAGCCTGTTGTATCTAATAGTAGGTTTTGGGCTACCGTTGCACTATATTGAAATTGAGATAAGAACTTGTTTTGTATCCACGCAGCTGTACTTGATGCCGCTTTGGTTACTATGGTCTCATTTTGGGCTATAAAAGCATCATACAACTGTTCGGCTATGGCCTGTACTGTCGCATAGGCATTCATAAACACTTGCGTTATACCCCTGCGGCTCCATTGTGTAGGGTCAATAGTTATACCAACTGCTGCGGCTGCCGTTACATATGCAGCCGTTATCGTGATTTGTATGGTAGATATAGTACGTGCCATTATTCAAATTCATCTGTAAATTCTGTATCAAATATGCCTTCTGTTTCAATGATAGCATCCACTTCAAGCGTAGTTGGCGGGTCTTTGGTAATTGTATCACCACTATCAGGGTCAAGCGTACTGCCTTTGGTATCAACGAACGTGCAGTTCATCTCTATTTTATGGTGATAAACGTCTGTATGGTTAAAATCCTGTTCCTCACTTACGCTTGATAATACCCCGCAAAATGAAGGATAGAAGTTTTTACCAAGATTTTGCATCAGCAAATCACGATATATAAACACTTCTAAGTTTTGGTTCATATTGCCATCCATTGCGTCAAGCTGCATATCCACCAAATGAAACCTAATTTTAAGGTCGCAAGTATTCACGCCCATATTTAGTTGGTTCCAATCCATTGGCATAAACTCCACAAAGCAAGCTGGGGTATTAAATATTACTCCGCCACTCATCCTATGCGCTTCAATGGCTTTTTCTACATGGTTATTCCAAACGGCTACATATTGGAATAGCTTTGTTAAATCAGGTTTGGTAACAGCATTACTATCCCACGAATAGGGAATAGCACTCACTTTCGTAAGTACGCTGTTTATTGCTGATATTAACGGGCTACTCGCCATACTTTACCTGTTTCTTCTTTAAGTATTTCTAATTGCTGTTTTGTTAACTCTGCCGTTTGTATCATGAATGGTCGGGCAGGTATTCTGTCCGTACCTTCATTTTGTATGGCGGCATATGGTATATTCACTTCCAGTACAGCCCTATTGGTTGTAATGGTCGGCGTCATTGTTCTTACTGCCGTATTTAGTTTGTTGCTATCGGTAAGTATCGCCTGCGCCCTTCTAAATGGGCTACTACTTAAATAAGTAGGTGTTCCAAACACTCTACGCTGTACTTCCTTCCATCTCGCCTCGCCCTCTAACCCTTCATTTTGGAATGCGGCAAAGAAATATTTACGAGCATCTTCGGCAATGATGCGTAATGCCTGCCTTTTTACAGCAGGTAGCATCTTATCTACTTTATCAAAGCCGAATTTGCTCATTATTTTTTACCTGGTCGTTCTTTGCTTTGTTCCTTAAATGGTTTCTTGCTTTTTATAGCGTCTTTGGGTTCTTTTACGGGGCTGGGTGTTCCTGTTGGCTCTGTCGGTTCTTCTATCACACTTAGGTATTGTGCTGGTATGCCCGTTACTTGTGCAATATATTCGGGTGCCACACGTATCTGGGCTTGCGCAAGTGTCATTACTTGGGTTGCAAACTTTTGGTTCGTGTCGTTCTTCTCATCTTGTATGGCTCTTTCTTCAGCATCATTCAAGAATTTAAATGATAACCCTTCAGGTATCATAATACCCAACCTGCGCAATTTTGGTATTACCTGTTCGTTTACGATCGGTTCAACAAATGCACCGTCTTTAGTTTGTTTATCTCTTAATGCTTTAGCTACGGGGCTTGCGGCGGCTGTATCGTTGGTATTACCGCCTGATGTTTGTGTTTGTGTGCTTC